GGAAGTTCAAGAAAAAACATTGACCACAATTGTGTCCAGGGCTCCCACACACGAGCCTTTTCCTTATCACAACAAAGGTGTAGATGTCAAAGTTTCGCTCTCAGAAGGTTCATCTTCCGGTTCAACTTCGTCTGCAGGAACATCAGGAACCGCACCTACCACTGCCACCAACACCAACACTGTTGCCAATTCGCCTGCCACCAATGTTGCTGGTACCACAGGCATCACTACACCAACAGCAACTGGTAATGCACCTGTACCTGCCAGTCGAAATCCCTTGCAAGAATTTCAGCGAGATTATGGTACACAGACTGCACAGGCACCTGGACAATCAACATTCTTGGGTAGAGAGTCTGGGTTGCCGATAGCTAATACAGGATCAAATGCAGATGCAGCCTTGGCACAAACCAGGGGCGTAGTTGTGGATCCTAACGATTCGCAATTTCAGTCACAGGCTCAGATTGATGCCGAAATTGCAGAGGAAGCACAACTGTCTGCCAAGAGAGACGCATTTCTGGCTTCAAACCCCACCACCGCAGCGGCCGTTGCCAATTCGCCTGAGGCAGTGGCATCAGAACCACCTTCAGCTGCTGCAGTGGCTGGTTTGAAAAATCTACCAGTGACACAGCCCATCAATCTGGCTCAACTGTTGAAGCAGTCACCTGCTACCAGTGCTATCGGAATCTTGAAAATACCTCAGGTAACTGGATTGATGTCGTCGGCAGCTGCTGCAGTGGGACAACCATTCAATGCTATCAGTGCATCTCTGGGTATAGGAAAATTTGGCTTCGACCCCAAACAGTTGGAATCACAGGGCTATCTCAAACCTGGCACACTGGCCAGATTTGGTCTGGGCGTTCCCGGAGTTAATCTGGGCAATTTTACTAAAATATTGGCCAGTCCCACAATCTGGACCGGCAAGAACAACATACCCAATCTAAATACCCTGTTGACCAATCCCAATGTACAAAATTTGATACAACAGGATCTAATGACCTCTGGTCTAAAGGCCCTGCAGAAAAAAGGCATCTTGGGCAAGGGCGAAACAGCACAACAACTGGGAACCATGCTGCAGACTGCTGTGAGATTTGGTCCACAGGCAGCAGTGCAGTGGGCCATTGGCCAGGCCAGTGGCAAAGTGATAGGGAAAATTAATCAACTGGCCAAAAATGCACAACAGGCCATCGACAAGGCCACTGGTGGCCTACTGGGTGGTAGATTTACAGGCGGCATATTTAGCATTATAAATCTACAAGTGGCTGCAGCAGGAGTGGTCAACACTGTGAACCGTCGGTCAGTGGATTCTGCCTTGCAAGGTGTGATTGGTGATCCAAAAGTTCCCACACCAGAATATGGCAGCATCAATATTGATGTCAGAGCTGAGCAAACGGAAGCAAGAGTGGCAGCCTATCTGCAGGCAAAACAAGAAGGCAAATCAGAAGAACAGGCTCAAAACATATCTGCCAAGGTTGGCAACGAAGTTGGCGAAGCAGCATTGTCTCGTGAACTTGGCCGGGCTGGATTGAGTTCGTCCCCATCTGCTGCAGATACTGCTGCCACTAATGTTGCTGGTACCACAGGCACCACAGGCACCACAGGCACCACTACACCAACAACTGGTAATGCACCTTTTCCTGCTTATCGTGGCCTGGGAGAGTTTCGGCGAGAGTTTGGTACACAAACTGCACAAGCACCTGGACAAGCAACATATCTGGGTGGCAATAACATTTCAGTGGCAAATCCGCCAGCAAATCCTGTAGTGAATTATAATGATCCTCAATTTCAGTCACAGGCACAACTAGATGCCGAAATTGCAGAGGAAGCAAGATTGTCTGCCAAGAGAGACGCATTTCTGGCTTCAAATCGCAATGTCAAACCAGGATAAGTATAGACATGGCCACATTTATTGGATTCAACACTGTCAATCAATTCAAAAAGTTCACATTGACCGACTTTGAACTTATCAAACGTGATTTGATCAATGCACTCAACATCAGACAAGGAGAATTGCCTGGTCGTCCCGGCTACGGCACCATAATCTGGAGTTATGTGTTTGAAAATCAGTCATCCACAATGCAGGAAAATGTCAAGGATGAAATACAACGTGTGGTGGGAGGAGATCCCAGACTTTCAGTCAGCAACACAGAAGTATATCCACAAGACAACGGGCTACGTATAGAACTCACTGTGCAAGTGGTTGGCAGCTATACTTCAGAAAGATTGGCTTTGTTTTTTAATGAAGAATCACGCCGAGCAAGTTATATCTAAAACTACGTGGTTTTTACTTGCGATAAATACTGTACACAAGAGATAACATGGCCAAGACTGCACGACAAACAGCAATATTTGGAGTTGAAGACTGGAAGCGTCTGTATCAGACCTACCGAGAAGCTGACTTCCAAAGCTATGATTTTGAAACTCTGCGCAAGAGTTTTGTAGACTATCTGCGTTTATACTACCCAGAAACCTTCAACGACTACATTGAATCTTCAGAATTCATTGCCTTGCTGGATGTCATGGCATTCATGGGCCAGGCTCTGGCCTTCCGCAATGATCTCAACGCCAGAGAAAACTTCTTAGACACAGCAGAACGACGTGACTCAGTTGTGAGATTGGCCAACCTGGTCAGCTACACTCCCAAACGCAATCAAGCAGCACAGGGCTACATGAAGGTGTTTGCTGTGCAAACCACAGAAAGTATCACAGATTTCAATGGTGTAAATTTATCAAATGTACTGATCAACTGGAATGATCCCACCAACCCCAACTGGCTTGAACAGTTTACCTATATTGTGAATGCCAGCCTGGTCGACAGTCAAAAATTTGGCCGTCCCGGAAACAATGCCATTCTGCAGGGCATCAGAACAGACGAATACACAATCAATCTTATTCCAGGTTATCTTCCTGTTGTGCCTTATTCGGCTGTGGTAGACAATATCAACATGCCATTTGAAATTGTCAGTGCCACCAGCCGCGGCAAAGACTATGTGTATGAGGTTGCACCTGCTCCCAGCAGTTCATTCAATGTGTTGTACCGTAACGATCAACTGGGATTTGGCTCTGGCAACACAGGTTTTTTCTTCTTGTTCAAACAGGGAACCTTGCAAAATCAAGACTTCAACTTGGCCGAAGCAATTCCAAACCGTGCTGTCAACATCAACATTGATGGTGTCAACAACGAAGACTACTGGTTGTATGAGCTTACTGATCTAGGCACCGTGGCCAGCGAATGGCAATATGCCGAAAGTATCTATGCTGCTGCAGTTGAACAGTTGGCCCCAAATCAAAGAAAAATCTATTCAATAACCAGCAGGGCCAATGATCAAATCACTCTCACATTTGGCGACGGTGTGTTTGCCGAAACACCAGTGGGGTTTTTCCGCAGCTATGTGCGTGCCAGCAATGGCCTGACCTACATTATCAATCCGGAAGAAATGCAATCAGTACAGATACCCATCAGCTATATCAGCAGATTTGGCCGTCTTGAAACCATCACATTTGTCTGCGGTATAACCAATCCTGTGGCCAATGCACAGCCACGCGAGTCCCTGGAAGAAATCAAACAGCGTGCTCCTGCACGCTACTACACACAGAACAGAATGGTCAATGGCGAAGATTACAATCTGTTTCCGTTTACTCGATACAACAGCATCATCAAGAGCAAGAGCGTGGTACGTGCCAGCGTGGGAACCAATCGCTACATAGACTTGAACGATCCCACCGGCAAGTACAGTTCTACCAATATCTTTGCATCAGATGGTGTGCTGTACAGAGAAAACGCATTGCCAACCTTTGATTTTGACTGGGTCAGTCGCAATGATATAGTAGATATACTCACCAACTCCATTGAACCCTTGTTGACATCGCGCGGCATGACGCAATTTTACTATGCAAATTTTCCAAGACCATCTCTGCAGATTATTGACCTGGCCTGGAATCAAAGTACAACTGTGATCAATGCCACCACCGGATATTTCTATAATACCATAAATTTGGCCCCGCAAAATATTGGTATCTATTCCAGCAATAACGCAAAGTTTATTACCCAGGGATCCTTGATTAAATTTATTCCGCCTGCAGGTTTTTTCTTTGATGCCAGAAATCAACTGGTTGCTGGTACACCTGTGCGCAGCGACGAAAAGTTGGAAATTTGGGCCACAGCATCTGCAGTGGTCTTGGATGGAAATAATTCTGGTCTTGGAAATTTTGCCAACGGAGAGGGTCCTGTTACACTGAACACATTTGTGCCTACTGGCGCATTAGCACAACAGGTGATACCAAAGTTTGTGGATGATCTGCCCAGTACACTGGAGCAAAGTGTTTTACAACAGGTAGAACTGCAGAGAAATTTTGGCTTAGGCTATAATAACTTGACCAGCACATGGTATCTGATAACCAGTACAAATTTGGCACAAAATTCTGCGTTCAGTCTAAGCAATGCACAAAACACACAAGGTCTAAATCTTGATGCCAGCTGGTTGATACAGTTTCAAACAACAGGCACAATCAGTTCCTACACAGTGACATCACGATCCTTGGATTACGTTTTTGCCAGTGTAATACAAACAAGATTTTATTTTGACGGCAGTGAAAAGGTATATGACAGTCGTACTGGAAAAGTTATAAATGATTTTGTAAATGTTTTAAAGACCAATGCCAAACCTGATTCTAATCAGCCATTGACCGGTGACGTGGTCATAGACATCATTGCACAACCTGTACAAAGTGACGGTTATGTAAATGATTTCCAGGTCCTGGTTAGTTATCAGGACAGCGATTCTGACGGAGTGGCTGACAATCCTGATTTCTTTGATCAAATTGTGGCACCTGCAGTTGATTCAAACACCAAGTATGTATTTTTACAACTGACAGTGGATTTCGACAACACCGAAAACTATCTGCCAGTGGCATCAGACATTGTTAATCTATCTTATGCCACACAAGATGCTATTGAACTGGTCAAAAGTCAGTTTGTAAATGGACAAATTTTTTATGCATATCAACAAAACAGTTTTTTTGAACTGCAGGTCAGCGTGATCAACGGCACTCTACAACGCACATTGATCAGCCGTGGTGATTTTATAAGTCGTGTTGGCAGACAAAATCTATATTTTCAATATAGACACAACAGTGCTCTGACCAACATAATTGATCCTGGAGTCACCAACATAATTGACACCTATCTTGTGAATCAAGAATACTATACTGCATATCAGAACTACATCAAAGATACCACAGGCACTGTGGCAGAACCAGCTGCTCCCACAATAGATCAATTGTCAACTTCATATGCAGAATTAAACAACTACAAAATGTTGACAGACAATCTGGTTCTCAACAGTGTGAGTTTCAAACCCTTGTTTGGAGCCAAAGCAGCGCCAGAACTACGTGCCACTATCAAGGTTGTGCAGGCACAAAATACCACGGCCAGTGTGAGTGAAATCAAGAGTCAGGTGATACAATTTGTCAATAACTATTTTACCATCGACAAATGGAATTTTGGAGATAATTTCTTCTTTTCGGAACTGTCTGCATATCTGCATCAAAATTTGGGATCAATCATAAGTTCAGTTGTGTTGGTTCCACTTAACCCTCAAAAATCTTTTGGTGATCTATACGAAGTAAGATCTGCTCCAAACGAAATTTTTGTCAGTGCTGCCACCGTGGCAGATGTGGAAGTTATCACAGCCTTGACACAAAGTAATATTCGCAGTCAAACTTCTGTGTCAGGTCTGTATCCCACTGCCATCAGTCAAGGCACCAGCGGACAGAGCACCGTGATCACAAGCACTCAGTCTAGTTCCAGCAGCAGCAGTAGTGGTGGAGGTGGATACTGATGGCCACACGTCGCACAGTAGATCTACTGCCAGAAATATTTCGCACACAAACAAATAAACAGTTCCTGGGTGCCACTCTAGACCAACTGACTCAAGAGCCAAATTTTAAACGCACTCAGGGGTATGTGGGACGCAGAGTAGGATCTGGCGTAAATCCTGCAGATTCTTATGTGAATGAACCCACTGCTGTAAGAAGTGATTATCAACTGGAACCTGGTGTTGTATTTTTAAAACCTGACACCTCCACTGTCTTTGACGCAATAACCTATCCAGGCATGATTGATGCATTGGCTCTGAATGGAGCAGCCACTACTCGTCAAGATGCCTTGTTTCAAAGTGAATATTATGCATGGGATTCGTTTTGTGATCTGGACAAATTCACAAACTACAGCCAATACTATTGGCTGCCACAGGGTCCTGACTCAGTTGATGTGTTCGGCACCAGTGTTGCCCTGACAGATGCTTGGGAAATTACCAGAAGCGAAACAGGCTATACCTTTAGCGACCTGTCAGGCAACAATCCTGTATTGACACTGGTACGTGGTGGCAACTATGAGTTTGTTGTGAACCAACCTGGATTCAATTTTTATATCCAGGCAGCAGCTGGTGTCAATGGTGCCATGCCAGCCACACCCAATATCAGCAGTAGAGATGTTTTGGGGGTTATCAACAACGGGGAAGAACAAGGCACAGTGACCTTTAATGTGCCACTGAAGACAGCTCAAGATTTTTATTATGGCCTTACGAACATAGGCACAGTGGATCTTGTGACTGATCTCAAATACAATCAACTAAACAATGTGTATGTGAGTGAATTTTTAAGTCAGTATCCAGATGGCATTGATGGCATTACCAATCTTGATGGGCGTACTGTAATTTTTACCAACACCACCGACGATGCCACTGATGGTGGCTGGCAAGTGACCACACAGTTTGATCCCTTGCCACGCGACAATGCAGACAATGGATTGGTGGGCAGTTTTGACACAACCACATTTGATCAAACAACTGATATCACCAGCCAGGCTCAACGCTACAGCATATGGCAGATTCAATACATCTATGATCTGGCAGGCAATGCATTCATGCAGGTGTCCAGCGTACAAACTGTTGCCAACTTGAGCAAGTTCAAGATAAATTTTGGCACTGTGTTTGCCAGCACTCAATGGTACAAGGATGCCGAAGGCTACTTTGAAACTATTCCTTTGCTGACAGCTGTACTGGACGACTTGTTCTATCAGGACAGCGTGAATCCTGCCTTGTTTGGACGTATCAAACTGGTAGATCCCGGTGACGAGTTGTATATACGTGTAGACGACATTGTTGGTTCCAAGAATTACACCAGTCCCAACGGAGTGGTGTTTACCAACGGGCTCAAGGTTCAGTTTCGCGGTTTGGTAGAACCTGCACAGTTTCAAAATTTAGAATACTATGTTGAAGGCGTAGGAACAGGTCCAGGGTTGGATGCCAGAGTGGGTTTCGTAGACGGTGAGGCCTACTTTGGTGCCTTTCATGTGCACCTGGGCCAAAAGATGACAGGCAGCATTCATACCAGCAGTTTCCATCAATACATCTATGACACAGTTGAGGAAAGTGTTTTGAACACAGGAGCAGGCGGACCTGCAGGTGCTCCTTTGCCCCAGGTGCCAGTGTCAGGTATCAATCAAGGCAACGGTATCAAGCTATTGCCTGTGACCAACTTTGTCACTCCGGAAACATACACACGCAGTGCCAGCATTCCTTATGACAGTACCAGTTATGACAGCGAACCCTATGATTCCAGTCTAAATGCACCTACCATACAGGATTACCTTACTATCAATCGTGCCGGCAAGGATCTAAATGCCTGGACACGCAGTAATCGTTGGTTTCATATAGATGTTGTCAGAGCCACTGCTGTCTACAACAACCAGGTGCAGGTGATTGACAATGATCGCAGAGCGCGGCGTCCCATTATTGAATTCCGGGCCAATCTTGATCTTTATAATTTTGGTACACAAGGCAAACAGCCGGTCAACATAGTTGACTTTGCAGAAACAGATGCTCTCAGCAACATCAACGGTCAGCTTGGATATGGCATTGATGGCTACAATCTAGCAACAGGCAGTCGTGTGATCTTTGCAGCAGATCTAGATGCACAAGTGCGCAATAAAATTTATGTGGTTGAATTTATAGATCCTGACAACAGTGGTACATTTGTGATTGATCTGGTACAGGACACAAACGCCATTGCTCTCAGCAATCAAACTGTGGTTTCCCTCAGCGGCAACACACAACAAGGCAAGAGTTTTTGGTTCAACGGTGTCAATTGGCAGAGCGCACAAGACAAAATTGATGTCAACCAAGCACCGTTGTTTGATGTGTTTGATGCAGACGGTATCAGTTTTGGAAATCTTGCTACCTATCCCAGCACAACATTTGGTGGCAGCAAGTTGTTTGGATATGCCTTGGGTGATACACAGATCACAGATGAAATATTGGGATTCAGTTTAAAATTTCTCAATATAAACAACGTGGGTGACATTGTTTTTGAAAACTATCTGTACACAGACAGCTTTATATACGTTAAAAACAATGTGAGTTTTGAACAGTCAGTGGGATCAGGCTATGTGCATCAGTACCTTGATCGTATCACATTTGGTAATTTTATCGGTTGGCAAACAGCAGCAGATTCCAGTAGAAGTCGACAAGTTTTTAGATTTGATTATACAGGATCACCCTTGCAACTGGATGTACCGGTAGACACAGACACAGTGTTTTCTCCTCTGCAGATTTTTGTTGAAGGTCGATTTATTGATTCTGCCAATTATGTTTATGAAGTGGTGGGAAATGCTACTATAATAACAATTTTACAATCAGTTGATTTTCCTGTTCTACCTGGCGCTGTGATCGAAGTACAGGCCTTTAGTAAAGTGGCCAGCAGCACCGGATTTTATCAAGTGCCATTGAATTTGGAAAGTAATCCTCTCAATGAAAATAGTCCTTCATTCACCCTGGGTACCATACGCACACATTATCAAACCATAGGACAAAATCTCAGAAACATACAGGGACCAGTGGTTGGAGCCAATAACTCAAGAGACCTGGGCAACATCTTGCAGTACGGCGATTTGATCATACAAAATTCTGCTCCTGTGGCCTTGACCGGAGTGTTTTTGAGAGAAAAACAATTTGAATTGTTTTCTGCCATGGAATTCTGCAGCAGAGAATACAGCAAATACAAGGCTCAACTGTTGAATTTGGCAGCCAATGGTGATTTTGAAAATCTTACACCAACACAGATCCTAGACACTGTGATGCAGGAATTCAGCATTGAACGCAGCAACATCAATCCATTCTATTGGACCGACATGTTGCCTGCAGGTGAAACTTACCAGGAAAATACCTATACCTATTCGGTGATCAGCACTGCCACATTTGATACATTACAAACATACGATTTTACTGCATCAAACTATCTGGCATTGTCGGTGTATCTCAATGGCACACTGTTGACCATTGACTATGATTACACAGTGGCAGACGATCAACCCACACTCACAATCACAACACCGCTGGCAGTGGGCGACGTGATAAAAATACGAGAATATTCCAGTACCTACGGCAGCTATGTGCCAAACACTCCCACCAAACTGGGTCTGTATCCGGCATATCGGCCTGAAATCTATGTAGACAACACCTACACAACTCCGCGCACAGTGATTAGAGGACATGACGGGTCAATCATATTGTCATTCAGCGACTACCGTGATCAGGTTTTGTTAGAGTTTGAAAAACGTATTTTTAACAATTTAAAAATCAAATCTACTATACCCTTGCTGAGTTCAGATGTGGTGCCAGGACAATTCAGAACCACTGACTACAGTCTTGCGCAGGTGAACAATATTTTAGGAGAAGATTTCCTGGCCTGGGTAGGATGGAACAAACTGGACTATACAGAACAAAACTATGTTTCAACCAATCCTTTTACCTACAATTACAGTCAAAGTGCCAACAAGCTGACACAACAACCTGTCACAGCCGGCGCCTGGAGAGGACTGTACAATTATTTTTATGATACCTACACTCCCGATACAACACCCTGGCAACTGCTGGGACTGAGTCAACAGCCCACCTGGTGGGAAGACGAATACGGTGCTGCTCCCTACACCAGCGGTAACACTGTGCTATGGGATGATTTGGCTGCTGGCTTGATCAAGGAACCAGGCAACTACAGAGTTGATCCACGTTTTGTAAGACCGCAACTGCTGCAGGTGTTACCAGTGGGATCTGAAGGAGAACTACTGGATCCTCTACAATCAGTGATAGGCAATTTTGATTCTGCCAGCTTTAGACGTAGTTGGACTTTTGGCGACGATGGTCCTGTGGAAAATGCCTGGAGAACCAGCAGTGCATGGCCTTTTGCTGTCATGCGATTGCTGGCACTGACCAAACCTGCCAAGTTTTTTAGTTTGTTTGCAGATCGCGACCTGTATGTCTATAATCAATTGTATCAACAGTTTCTGTGGAACGATCGTCTAAGACTGGATGCATCAAAACTGAAACCCTTGTATGGCAATGGTGTCAGTAAGGCCAGCTATCTTGATTGGATAATTGATTACAATCGACAACTGGGTATCAACAGCACCGACAATTTGACAGTGACGCTTGACAACATTGACGTAAGACTGTGTTGGAGAACAGCAGGATTCACTGACAAAAATTATCTCAAATTATACACAGAAAGATCCAGTCCTGGCAGCAACAATTCGGGACTGTTGCTGCCTGATCAAAGTTATCAATTGTTGTTGTACAAGAACCAACCGTTTGAACAAATAAGTTACAGTTCAGTGATTGTTCAAAAAGTATCATCGGGATGGGCAGTGCTGGGTTACAGCACACAACAACCCTACTTTGATATTCTGGTTTCGCGTGTGGCCGGCCAGACCACTGTGATTTCGGTGGCTGACAATCAGGTACGTGTGGCAGTGGAGCACACAGACAATGTGATACAGGTACCCTACGGCTATGTGTTTACAAACTTGGCCAGTGTGTGTGATTTTCTGGTCAGCTATGGTGCTTTGTTGCAAAAGCAAGGTTTGATATTTGAAAGCAGAGAGAACGGATACATTTTGAACTGGTTTCAGATGTGCCAAGAATTTCTGTATTGGAATCAACAAGGGTGGGCCACAGGATCAATCATAAATCTGAACCCTGCTGCCACCAGCATATCCATAGTGAGACCTCAGGCAGTGGTTGATAGCATTCTGACCTATTCTCCCAACGACATCATGTTGAATCAAAATCGTCAGCCTTTGCCACTCAGCAATGTTGTGATTGACAGAACTGGTAATCTTTTCAAGGTATCCAGCATCAGCAACGACACCATCAACTATCTCAATCTCAGATTGACTGCGTATGAACACATGATTGTGCTGGACAACCGCAGCATCTTTGCCGATCTGATTTATGACAAGATCACAGGTGCAAGACAAAGTAGAATTTTGGTATCAGGATATCTTAGTAATGACTGGACAGGCCTGGTCAATGCTCCCGGTTTTGTTCTCAATCAAGACAACATACTGGAATGGTCACCCAACACACAATATTCCAAAGGCAGTATTGTGCTGTTCAAAAATGAATATTGGTCAGCCAGCACCATAATTCAACCTAGTCTGACATTCAATTACAGTCTGTGGATCAAAAGTGACTACAATCAAATACAAAAAGGATTGTTGCCAAACGCCGCCACTGCTAGCCAACAGTTGGGTCAATCATACAGCATCTATGACGCTAACCTGGAGCAAGAAGTTGATCTATTCAGTTATGGATTGATTGGATTCCGTCCACGACAATACATGCAGGCTCTTAATTTGGACGACATCAGCCAAGTCAATCTTTATCAACAATTTTTGGGTACCAAAGGTACCATCAGATCGGCAGAGCTGTTCAGTCTGGCCGATCTAGGCAAAGAAACTGCCACCTATGACATAAATGAATACTGGGCAATCTTGCGCAGCACATACGGTGCCACTGCCAATCAAAGTTTTATAGATCTAAGACTTGACCAGTCGCTGTTGACCAGCAGTCCCAGTCTGGTCCAGATAGTTCAACCGCAACAACAGTCTTCGGCAGATCAGGCAATCCTGTTAGAAAATGTGTTGAAATCCAGTGTCAAGCTGACCTCCACTGAAATATTTCCTACCACGCTGACCACACCCATTGACATAGGTTTGCCCACCGCTGGCTATGTGAATTTTGACGATGTTGACTTGAATGTGTTTGATATAGCCACACTACAACTGGTGCCCGAAGCAATCAATGAGATTGGAGTTGGAACCACCTTGTGGGTTGCCAAGACAAACAGTTATGACTGGAACATATATCGTTGCAGCTTGGTTCCGGGTAATGTGATTTCAGTTGTAAACAATTTGGATTCTCAGGCCCTGGTAACATTTTCCAAACCACACGGTCTTGCGCCAGGGGATACCTTGATCATAAGATTCTTTGATGATGCCATCAATGGAGTTTATACAGTGAAGTTTGTGGGTGGAATCAACACTGTCTTGATCGATCTTGTGTTTATAGGTGAACAAACCACCTATACAGGATTTGGAGTTGGATTTACACTGCAGTCTTTGCGTGTGGCACAGCCCAGCGACATAGCAAGTTTGTCATATGCACAACAACTACAACCTGGTATCAAGATTTGGGTAGACAACAACAGCAATGACCGTTGGACAGTGTTGGAAAAAAATAATCCTTTCACTGACAGCACAGTGGTCACACCTGCTGTAGCAGTGGAAAATTCCAGTTTTGGATACAGCATCAGTCAAGGATTCCAAAATCTTTCTGCGCTTGTGGGTGCACCCGGATACAACTTGGCCGGAGCAGTTGATGCGCCAGGCGCTGTGTATACCTTTGTAAAAAATCAACAGAATCAATTTGAAGAAAATGTTATTTTACAATTGGCCACAACTGACACAGTGGGCTATGGCAATGCAGTAGACATAGGAGATCAAAACTGGGCAGTGGTAGGTGCCAGCGCAAGCAACAACAATCGTGGCTATGCAGTTGTTGTGTATAATCCCCCAGGATCCAATGCATTTGTACAACAACAACTGTTGGTGATAGATCCTGCTGAATCAGCCACTGCTGAAGATCAATTTGGTTATGCTGTAAACATGAGTCGCGACGAAAAGTGGATGTACATAGGTGCTCCTGGCGGCAACAGAGTCTACGCCTACGGCAGAGTTGATGTACAGAATCAAACTGTAGAATATGTTACCGACGGTAGTGTATCATTGTTCAACTATTCACAACATGTTGTTGTCACAACTGGCGATCAATTGGTTGTGGCCTTGAACAGTGTGATTCTCACAGATGGTGTGGATTACACTGCCAACGGAACAGCAGTGGTATTTCCTGTACCACCAATCCAGCAGCAAAATCTGGTCATCAGTCGACGCAATGGCGAAATATTCTATGGTGATGGCACCACAACCACATTTAATTTGGCCAACGTATATTCGGCCACCATATACACTGCCGGCAACATTGGCGGTGCTATCAGTGTATATGTTGATGATGTATTGCAAAGATTGGTGTTGGATTACGATTATGATCCAGATAGTTCACAAGATTTAATATTTGTTACGCCGCCTGCTGTCAATAGCATTGTTATCGTAACTGCTAGTACCTACTACATGTTGGTTGATACCATTGAACCAACTGGTCTAAGCATCACTGATAAATTTGGCCACAGTGTGACCGCAACCAGCGACGGCAGACAGATCATTATAGGGTGTCCAGATGCCACCTACACAGATCCTGCCACAGGCGATGTTTTGACGCAGGCAGGTGCTGCCTACGTTTATGATCGCAGTGTTCAAAATTTTCAAGTCACAGACGCCACAGTGCTGACTTACACCACTGAACTGGCCTTGTTGCCACCCACTCAGGTGCTGTTGAATGGTGTCTTCTTGTTGAACAAAGACAACAACATTGGAGGCACTTACAGTGTCTCTGGCTCCACTGTCACACTGGATACCCAGATAAATGTAGGTGATATAATCACTGTGGAAACTAATCAGTTCAATCTTCTACAGGTGTTGACATCGGCCGAGCCTGGAACCAACGCAAAGTTTGGATTTGTAGCTGATCAATGCATCAATGATTGCAGTCTGTATGTGGGAGCACCCTTTGCCAATGCACCACTGTTGCAGTCAGGTCAGGCTGAGTTCCTCCAGAATCAATCCCGTGTGTATGGCAACATTACCAGCACCATAGCAAATCCTACCTTGACTGCAGGTAATTTTATTCGCATCAACAATTATTTTGTAGAGACAACCGGAACCACTGTGGCTGAACTGGCAGATGACATCAACTCTGCTGCTGTGCCCAATGCTCAAGCTTCTGTCACCAATGATCTTGTTTTGACAGGTGATGCAGTGACCAAGGTGTTTGATATAGGATCAATCTACAGTGTGGCCTCATCATACAGCACAGTGGTCTTGTTGAACGATGTTGTACAAACAGCAGGAACAAACTATACATATGACAACAGCACTCAACAAATCAGCTTTGTCACTGCTCCTTTGTCTGGTGAAGTTATAACTGTAAGATCTGGAAGATTAATTTTATCAACAGTAAATTACAATTCATCACTGAGGTTGAATCGTATTCAGGTAGGACCCGGGACAGGCACTTTGTTTAATGATCTTGGGCTGAATCTGTATGTAAATCAACAAATTATTTTGCCACCTGTTCAGCAGGACTTTGCAAACTTTGGCAAAAGCCTGTTTATCAGCGACAACACATCCACGCTGTTGATAGGTGCACCCAACGGATCCTTGATCGAAGACACTGTGTTTGATGCAGGAACCACCATATTTGACTCTGGCAGCATAGAGTTTTTTGACACTGTGATTCAGAGTGGCGTGGTATATGCCTATGATGCATTGCCGGCTGCCAACAGTTCCGTTGACAATCCTGCGCAGTTTGTGTTTGGTCAACAAATATATAATAGTCAAGCAAACACACTGGATCAATTTGGATCGGCAATTGACTACACAACCGGTGTTTTATTGATTGGTTCTCCGGGTATTGACCTGCAGGACAGTCAAGACAATAGTGGACAGATGTTGTCACTCAAGAACCTTGAGCAAACGCCTGCATGGAGCGTGCTAAGACTGCAACAGCCAGTGGTGGACATCAATCTGTTCAACACCATATTCATGTACAATCAGGCCACAGGTGAACGTGAGTATTTTGATTATTTTGATCCTTTGCAGGGTCGATTGTTGGGTGCTGTGTCACAAAACATAGACTTTATAGGAGCAGTTGATCCTGCTGCATACAATTTTGGCAATCAAAACAACTACGGCAGCAGCTGGAGACAAAACAGAGTAGGACAAATTTGGTGGAATACCACCGACGCAAGATTTATTGATCCCAATCAAGACAACATAACTTATGCCAGTCGTAGATGGGGACAGTTGTTTCCGGGCAGCACTGTCAATGTGTACCAGTGGATCAGCAGCAGTGTTCCTCCGCAACAGTATGCAGGACCTGGCACTCCTTTTAGTGTAGCCAACTACAGTGTGAGTTCGTCACTGAATTCACAAGGCATAATATTACCTGAATATTACTTTTGGGTGCAAGGAATAAACACTGTCAACACCGCGGCCAAGAAAACTTTGGGTATCACAACCTTGACACAGTATATCTTGAATCCCAGCAGCAGCGGAATCAGTTACATTGCACCAATAAATTCCAGCACAGTGGCAATTTACAATGGATTGGATTACATCTCGGCCCAAGACACAATACTACAAATATCTTATGACCAGCAGCTGAATGATGCTGCTGTGCATGTGGAATATCAGTTGATAGCTCAAGATCGGTCAGATGGATTTTTATCTGATGCACTGTATGTCAAGATGCAAGACAGCTTCTGTGGTGTAGACGCAATTGGTAGACCAGTACCAGATCCTTTTATCAGTGTCAGCGAACAGTATGGCACACAGGCTCGGCCTCGTCAAAGCATGTTTGTCAACCGTTTTCTGGCGCTGAAAAATTATCTTGGACGTGTAAACGCTGTGATCCAACAGTACCCTGTTTCGGAAACACGCACGTTCAATCTGCTCAACAGTGAAGAGTCAATACCTGCTGCTTTTTCTGGAGCATGGGATTCCCGGGTTGCCAACATTGAAGAACTGGGCTATCAAGATCTTGCTCAGGTACCATTTGGCTACAAATATCTTGTGGTAAGTGACAGTACCAACAACGGTTTATGGACCATATACGAGACTGTGGCTGACATTTTACTAGGACAAAAAACTTTATTATTGATCCGCGTACAAAATTACAACACCAAAAATTATTGGAACTACATTGACTGGTTCAGACCAGGATATGATCCTTTGACACGAGTTCTCACAGAAGTACCAGTGTACAGTGCGCTGGAAACACTGGCAGTGGCAGTTGGCAGCGTGGTCAAGGTCACTGCCAACAGTCAAGGCAAATGGGAATTGTACCAATTGGAAAGTGCAGATGAAGTTGCTGTATGGAACAGGATAGCATTGGAAACTGGCACTGTGGCATTCTCTGATCAGCTCTGGGACTATAAATTAGGCAGTTTTGGATTCGATGCTGAAGTTTTTGATGCTCAGTACTACGATCAAGAACCTGTGGTTGAAACAAGAAAAATTATACAGGCCATCAATCAAGAACTGCTGGTGGGAGACCTGCTGATTGAGCGTAACCGTGCACTGATACTGATGTTTAATTATATTCTCAGCGAGCAGCAGGCACCAAGTTGGTTGACCAAGACCAGTTTGATTGATGTAGATCATGTGATTCGTAACCTGGAACCGTTCCAGATCTATCGCAGAGACAACCAAGACTTTGTGCTGGATTATATTCAAGAAGTCAAACCCTACCATGTGCAGATACGTGAATTCAATTTGATATACAACGGTTTTGATCAGTACAATGGCACTGTAAATGATTTTGATTTGCCAGCATTTTATGACAATGCTCAAGGTCTTTTTGTCAGTCCAGTGCTGGATGAAGCAGTACCTCCTGTGTTGAGTACCACCAGTAGCCTGCCCAGTTCCAGTCCTGTTTGGCAAACACTGCCATGGAATCAATGGTATCAAAATTATCTGCTGTCAGTGGAATCGGTTGCTGTGGCCGACGGCGGGGAAGGATATCAGTTGGCACCCGAAGTGTTGTTGAATGGCGAACCAACCACTGCTCTGGTCAGTCGTGTCAGCAGTGCCGGAGTAGTTGTTGCAGTTGATGTTGTCACAACACTGGAAGGTTTTGAAACCACACCTGTTGTAACACTGCAGGGTGGCCTACCGCAGGCAGTGGATTGGCAGCCCAATGCTGTAATAAATTCTGGCACTGTTTTCCAAACACCTGCTGGATTGGTCTACAATGTAATTACCAGTGGTATATTGACAGTGGTGCCACCTTCTGAAACCATATCCCCAGTGACTGACGGCACTGCTGTTCTGACCTACCTGGGTAGACGAGCTCGTGCTGTAGCGGTAATGGGCAACGGCCTAGTAAGAAATATTGTAACCACAATCAAGTATGACCGGTACCAGTATCAGACCACAATAGTTGACTGGCAACCAGATGTGGCCTATGACAACGGTACACAGGTACGTTACATAGATCGTGTTTGGAGTGCCAGTTCAGATGACAGCACTGCGGTATTGAGCGCCACATTTGATCCAGAACAATGGACCATTGTCCCAGCTGACGATCTCAGCGGAGTTGACCGTACCATGGGCTATTATGTACCACAAGTCAATGAGCCCGGACTGAATTTGGCTCTGCTGATCTCTGGTGTAGATTATCCAGGTGTGCAAGTATCTGCTCCAGACTTCAATCAAAACACCGGCTTTGATGTTGGCAACTTTGACATCAATCCCTATGATAATTTGGCTTTTGGACCAGAAGGTCGACCCACATACGATCCTGCTATCTTGGATGCCATATACGCAAGTGAGTTTACCGATCCTTTCCTGGGCACATTACCGGCACCTGCTTATGATGGTGCGCCACCCACAACAGGTCCAAATCCAATTGTGGTAGCAGGCGGCGAATTTGTGGACACCTACTCCAGCCATGCACCAGAAGAACTGGTTCCGGGTGCCATGTTTGATACACTGGACATGCGTGTGTTCACTACACTGGGATCAGACTGGGACGACAACGGTCATGGATTTCCTATATCGTCACGCAGATATGTTTATGACACTGCTACGGAAAGCTACAGTTGGCAAGGTCTTCTGGAGTATCCTATAGTGGTGCAGATATTCAATGCCAGCAACGGGGTTCAGCTGACCCCAGATGTAGATTTTGAACTGGACTGGCCCAATCAGACTGCCACAATCTTGAGCTCTGCACAACAAGGCAACATACTCATTATCACTGCTTATGGGCTGGGTGGCGGCAATCAACTGTCAGTTGAATCTGTAAATGGCGCTGACATCACAAACACACTGGTTATTCCAGTTGCCTACAGTCGTATTGAACAATTGGTTATATTTGTCAATGGTCTGTTGATCAACAACTACACATTTGCCAGTTACGACATTGCTGCGACCTTGATTACATTCAGCAGTTCGTATACCGCAGACGACCAAATCACTGTCACAGCCATGGGATCAACTGCAGGAGGCTATTCATGGAGTGTGCCACAGACACAGTATTTTGTGGCAGATGGCACAACATTTGCCTACAGCTTGACCAACAGTATGACTGGTACCAATCCTGCCAACCTTATTGTTCAAAAGAATGGCATCAGAGCAAGGCCAGCCCAGGGTGTTGAATACATTGACGATGGTTCTAGTCTGCAGTATCTTCTGCCTACCAACGGTGGCTATAGCCAGGCCTTGATCAGTGACAACGAAGTCAGTGTCTATGTCAACAATGAACCCTTGATACTGGGAATAGGGTTTCTAGTGGATCCATATGACGGTTCTTCAGACCGTACTGTCACATTGACTTCGTCGCCACCAGCTGGTGCAACCATATTGATATCGGTCAGCACAGCTGCTCAATACTATATCAGCAACGGCACCACGTTGGTTTGGAGAACCAGTGGTTCTTTGATTCCCATTGCAGGAGATATAATTAGTGTAACCACATTCAACGACACCAGCGAACAGGAAATACTAACACAGGTGTTCCAGGGACCTATCTCGGAAGGTGTGCTGATTACTCAGAGATATGACAGCACTGACTTTGACTCGCCAGATTTGTTTGATCCATCAGAAGCATTGCCGGGTCTGTTTGATGCTACCATTGGCACTGTGGTTGAATCAAACAATTTTGACACAGGGCGTATGATTTTGAACACACAACGACTGACAGTGACACTGGATGGATTTTTGTTGTTTGATGGCATTGGTTTCACAGTGTCAGGATCAGTGGTCACTATCTCTGGTCCTGTAATCAACAGTGCTCAGGTGGTCAGTATTACCAGTTACACAGACAGTGTGATTCCCGGAGCCATTGCTTTCCGCATATTTCAAGACATGCGTGGCTTACAAAGCACATATCGCATTACTGAATCTACCACCACTGAATTGGCAGCAGACTTGTTGGCCACTGCTGATGTTATCTATGTGAACAACGTCAGTGCTCTCAGTGAGCCAAACCTGCCAGAGGGTATCTTTGGCTTGATCACCATAAACGGCGAACGCATTACCTATCGCAGCAGAGACACTGTCAACAACACTGTCAGTGGGCTCAGACGTGGCACAGCAGGTACAGGCGCAGCTGATCATGCTGCGGGTGCAGCAGTTTATGATATTGGAGTAGGCAATCGGCTACCAGCAGAATATCAAAATCGCATTGTGTCAGACAGCTTCTTGGCTGATGGTATACAAACCACATTTATAGCTGCAGACATCTCAATAACAAACTTGGATTCAACTGAGCAAGACGACGCTGTGGAAGTGTACATTGGCGGAATACGTCAAACTGGCGGCTATGTTATTCAGGACGCAGATCCAGTGACAATTGTGTTTACCACACCACCTAGTGAAAATTACCAGGTTACTATCTTGGTAAAACGTGCTGTAAGCTGGTATGCAACCGGTGACGGTACTGCCAGCAACGGTATAGCTCTACAAGAACAAGACACAGTGGCAGCAAGGTTTATACAGGGTGAATGAGCATGGTAAATAACAACATGAATGACAAATCAGAATCTGTGCCACAAATAGAATCGGCTGCGGTAAAAAAGCCCACAAGACCCAACGAAAATGGGGCACTTCATGTTGAAGGATTCGTAAAGATTTTTGATCCAAACACGCAGGAAGTTATAGTGGAGAAAAGAGCATGATGTCGCTAGGACCAGTAATGGTAGAGGGATTTTTAAAAATCCACGACCCCGATTCAAAAGAAGTGTTTGTTGATAAACACAATGCTATACATTATGAAAACATGAGTATAGCTTTGGCCGAAAGCATAGCCAACAAGAACATTGGTTACATCTATGCCATGGCCTTTGGCAACGGTGGCAGCAGTGTTGACCCTACCGGAATCATCACTTATCTTCCACCAAACGTGACTGGTCAAAATGCAGACTTATACAACCAGACCTACTTGAAAGTTGTTGACGGAAATAGTCCTGCCAACACAGATCCTACTCGCAATAATTTAACAGTGCTGCATACTTCGGGCAAGGTGTACACCGATGTATTAGTGACCTGTTTATTAGACTACGGCGAGCCTGCAGGACAACAGGCCTTTGACAATAGTACCAATTTCAACGGCGAATTTGTGTTCGACGAATTAGGGTTAAAAACCTGGGAAGGATCTGCAGATAATCTCATGCTGATAACACATGTGATTTTCCACCCTGTTCAAAAGAGCTTGAACAGACAGATTCAAATAGATTATACTGTGCGTATTCAGACCCTCACCAATTTGAGTGCAGCATAAATATGGGTATAAAATACTTGCATAAATACAGACAGGACGGAGTCTAAAAAATGGCATACACAATCAACCTAACAGATGGCACTATATTTGCTACCATAGCAGACGGTACCATCAACACCACATCCAGCATGATCCTGGTTGGTAAAAACTACGCTGGCTACGGCGAGTTTCTTGATGAAAACTTTGTTCATCTCTTGGAGAACGGTTCTAATACAACTGCTCCTGGCGCACCCTTGACAGGCCAACTGTGGTGGGATTCTACCAACAGCTTGATGAAAGTTTATACAGGCACAGCCTTTAAGACTATTAGTGCTGCCACTGCCAGTGCCACTGCACCAACAGGTAATGTCACAGGCGATATCTGGTTCGACACTGCAAACCAACAGCTGAAAGTGTGGAATGGTACTGCATTTATTTTGGTAGGACCTGCCAGTTCTTCTGCTCAAGGCACAAGTGGTGCCATTGTAGAAACAGTGCTGGACAACAGCAGCGTGAGTCACACTGTTATCAAAATGTACGTGGGCAACACTGTGGTAGCTACCATTTCAAAAGACGCCACATTTACTCCGCAGGTGGCCATTGTGGGATTTGCCACTATTGCTCCAGGAATGCAACTCAGTAGCACAGTCAGCAACAACCTGTTTAGAGGTACTGCCACAAATGCAGAAGCGTTAAACGGTGTCAGTGGCAATGCATTCATGCGAACAGATACCAATACATCTACAACAGGAAGCCTGTCTGTTCTAACTGACACAGGAGGCTTTTTTGTTGGTGCTGATTCAGACGCTAAGATTTCTGTAACCACAGCAACCAGCTCTGTCAATATTCAAAATCAAACACAAGATGCCAACATTGCTATTGTTGTCAACGACGGCGGTGCTGCTACCACAGCCTTGTTGGTCAATGGTTCCACCAGTCTGGTGGGTGTTCTTGGTATCACCAACTTGAATGGCAGTGGTATAGGCAACATTGGCGCTGCAGGTGCTGTGTTCAACACTGTGTTTGCCACTGCCACTACAGCATTATACGCTGACGTTGCAGAACGCTTTGCAGCAGATGTAGAAATGCTGCCAGGCACAGTGGTTGAGCTGGGCGGCTCAGCTGAAATTACTGAATCTGTCAACGAATTAAGTGAAAATGTGTTCGGAGTGATAAGTACAAGAGCTGCTTATCTAATGAACTCTGGTGCAGGAACAGATTCAACTCACCCTCCTATCGCAATGACAGGCCGTGTACCAGTTAGAGTAACAGGGTCAATCCGCAAAGGTGACCGATTAGTAGCAGCAGGCAACGGTCTGGCTCGCGCTGCCAAACCAGGCGAAGCTACAGCGTTCAACGTAATTGGTCGTTCTCTAGAATCCAAAGAAAGCGAAAATCTTGGAGTCATTGAAGCAATCGTGACCATCAACTAATTGGAAACATAAAAAATGACTTATTCAGCAAGCGGATTAATAGAGGCAACAGATTATAATGGTTTTGTTAGTACCACGGTGGGTGCCAACGTTAACGGTATCTGGAGCGTAGGAGCCACAGATTCAGGGTACGGGGAAACTGCTCTCGGCACAGTATCGGCTGCTGGTACTGTGACTGCCACTTCATGGGCCAGTCTGGTCAACACCATCAGCTCCATGGGCAGCCATCAAGGCACTGCTATCACTTCAAGAGCTGCACCTACTACCGGCCAAACTATTACTATTTTAAGCAACCTCAACACCGATCTCACAAGCCTAACAACCAACAGAGGCAATGCAGCAGCAAATGGTACTCAATACGGTACCTTTACTGGCGCTGTCAGCAAGACCACTGCCACTGGATCTGGATCTACTACCTGGACAATCACTTTTACCCACACAATCACATTTGCCAGTGCTGCTGCAGCACGTTACTTTTTCAATGCCGGCGGCAGAATCAAATGGGAAACTTCAAAAACTGCCGACTCTACAGCATCTGACACAGAATGGAATGACTTGGCCAATACCTTGGTAGGTGACATTTACATCACAGGTGGTACAGGCACACAAAGCATTGCAGGATCAAGCTACACTGGCACCACCAAGGTGGGCGGAACAGGTACCCCAACTACCTTGACCACAACAACAGGTTGGTTTGACCTACTGACCACCGATACCTTGATCTACAAACAGTTTGCAGACACTGCGCCCTACACAGGATCATTCATACAGATTTCGGCAAAAACAGCCGGAACAGGCACACAGCTAGTACTAACTACAGTTTGGACTGATCCCGGCGGCTCGGGTGCAGGGTCTAGCGATAACATCTCGGGTGGTACTGCGGTATCTAGCCCAGCTACTAGTATTGGCGCTGCTACAGCACCAACAACCCTGGTAACATATTTCCCGCCAAGTTCTACTTATTTGACAAGTGCAGCCTGGGGAACACCCACTATTGCAGCTACAGCAGTTTAACTAGCATAAGCAATTCGGTAAAGGACTTCAAATAAGTCCTTTACTTTTATCTCATTTTCCTGTACAATCAAACAATGGATACAAATAATCTTGTCAAGCAAGCTCGTAGCCGCTTTGACCATGCGGCAGCAAATCGAGTATTGAAAGAAAAATACGAAGCCCGAATGTTGTTTGCACACGCCGGTGGCATGTTCAAGTCAACTCCGGAGACAATAACCTTTCTTAGTTTATACAACAATGAGGATATTGTGATGGTTGATCTTTACCACAATCCGGTAAAGGTAAATGCTGCTGAACTCAAAGACGAAATGCAAAAGAGATGGCGCGAACAAATGAACGCCTGGTTGGTGGAATGGGCGGAATTGCAGAAACAACGATGACCCAGGGCGTTGTAATATTTGCCTACAACAGCGGCGAAATTGATTATCAAGCACTGGCTGCCTGGAGCGCCAGGCGAATACAGCAGCATTTGAAATTGCCAACCACGCTAATTACAGATTGTGCTCCAATGTATTCCGCTGAGTTTGACAATGTTATTATAACATCTGCAGTGGCCGGCGGCAATCGATATTTTTCTGATATTGGCAGCAATGTCACTTGGTTCAATGGCAATCGAATGGATGTGTATGAGTTAAGTCCATACAACGAAACCTTGGTATTAGATGCAGACTATGTGGTGTGCAGCAGTCAATTGAATTTGCTATTTGAAATGCCACAAGAATTTCTAGCCCCTGTCATAGCCTACGACATCACCAACACACGCACATTTGATGATTTAAATTGGTTTGGCACAAATCGTATGCCAATGGCCTGGGCCACTGTAATGAGATTTACTCGATCTGAATTGAGTAAAAATATATTTGATATGATGTTGATGATACGAAACAATTGGCAACACTATCGTAATCTATATGGAATATCGCAATCAACCTATCGAAACGATTATGCTCTCAGCATAGCACTTAATACACTGCACGGGCATCAGGCTTGGTGGCCCAGCGTTCCGTGGAGATTGGCCAGTGTAGTACCAGATCATGAAGTAGAATATATAGATCCTGACACATTTAAAGTTTCGTATAAAACAAGCGACAGCAGGTCGAAACATATAACAATATCTGGTCAGGATTTCCATGCCATGGGTAAAAAACATTTGGGAGATATTGTTGCCAGTACAAGCTGAACGTGGATACTTGATCATTGCTGTCAACACTGACATAGTGGACTATGTCAGGTGCGCCCAACAATTAAATCACAGTATAAAAATTTGGAATCCTGGTGCCAAGACTTGCCTGCTGACTGACTGTGAAATTGATCTCCCGGAGTTTGATTATGTGGTGCAATTGCCCTACGGTGATGTGTCCAAGAATGCCAGCTGGCGACTCAGCAACGACTGGCAGGCATTTCGCGCAAGTCCGTTCAGACAAACCATCAAACTAGAAGCTGACATGCTGATAACCAGTTCTATAGACCACTGGTGGACCATGTTACAGCATAGAGATGTTGTGATATCAACAGGTGCTAGAGATTATTACAGCAATGATGCCACCAACAGATC